GTTTCCCAGTCACGATCGAACGACAATAGCAGCGCCAGCAACGGCAGAAGCCGCCGCCATTTTTGCCATTGCATTAGTGGTTTTTCTGGCTGATTTGCCAAATTTATCAAGTGTGCTTGTTGCTTCTTTTGTTCCGCGCTTCAGCGGGTCAATATCTGCCCCGAAGCGTACAAAAATATCTGACTCGGCCATTAAAAGCCCTCCTCAAGTAGCCTTAGTAGGCGTTTACGTTGCGGCTCTTCGAATAAATGCGGTGATCTAGCTTCGACAATCCACCAGAATTCTTGAGGATCAAGCGCCCAGAATTCACTAGGCGCAAGGCCAAAACTTGTAATTGCCGTAATATACAAGTTTTTAACTAAGCCACCGCTAGCTACTTTCCCGACTTTTCGTTATTAGGTTGGTAGGTAGAAGGTGGAAGCATCATCATAATTAATGAAGTGATTGAATTCTGAACATTGTCAGCGCCTTCAGTGCCAAATAATGAAGCATAAACTTCATCGATTGATACTTTTGCACCGGCATAATTAAGAGAGACTGCGTAAGCCTCTGCTAGTTTTGCAAGCTTAGGCCTAGTGGTTAATTCTTGAAGTGAAATAACATCTTCAACCATGCTAATAAGCTTCATTACGCGATTACTTTTAATGGTGAACTCTTCGCCGCCAAAAGTTAATACAATGTCTTCAAAGATATTCATTAAACGCCCACCGTATAAACCCAAGCGCCTGAGCTCTGGAATGTTCCATCAAACTCAATTGCGCCATCAGAGCCACCGCCATTTTCAGTGAATCCATTGAAATAGAAATTGCCGGTGATTGTGTCACCAGCAACTTGAGCGCCGAAAGGAGGGTATTGAATGCTAATATCAGTAAGCAGCATACTTTGTTCTGTCATAATTAGCGTGCGCAACTCAATATCTTTAGTTACACCAGAGAATGAAATATCAAGCGACTTAGTACCAGCTTGAGATAATAGCGTTCGATAGCCGTTATCTTCATCAGTGGTAATATCAATTGGCTCTTTTGCAATTGAGATTGATTTGGAATTAATGCCAGCAATAGCGACATCGTTTTTTTCTACCCGTAGGTCTCTTGAAGCTGCACCAGCCATTTTATAATTCCTCGATAATTAAATTAAAAGTTTGCACACCATGCCTTGTGAATCCGTCCGAGTCTAAAAAAGAGTTCGAACCTACTCTAGCAATGTTTATGAACTTATAGCCCGATTCTAACAGATTAGCCCTGTTTAGCGAATCTGAAATAAGCCCTTGAATTTGTTTAATTTCACTACGCCCACTAAATCGTGACCAAGAGTGAATAGTGATGCTTACTTGATCCATCAATTCTAGATCGGTATCAGTAGCAATGTGAGAATCTTCGCCTATTGAAACGTATGGGAAATTTAAGCTATCGCCTGAGCTAGCTGCTTGCGGTACGTCATCATAAACCGCATTAATAACCGCCATTAGTGGAATATTGTTGATCAGGTTATTATAAACCGCTGTTTGAACTACCGTTTCAAAATTAGACATTTTTTGATAGCTTCTTTTGTTCGCGCTTAACTGCTGCGCTTAGTTTTTTAATGAATTGTTCTTCCGCAATCTTAGGTATATTTGATTGGATTAGGTCTTTTGCAGGCCTTAAAAATGGTTTTTCAGGCTGCGGAACTGGCCCGCCCGTGCCAAACTCAACAAATCTCCAGTACCATCCATCATTTTTAGCAGTCTTTCCAGTTTCAACAATAACGTCAGATACCGGCTGCCCTGGCTTTCCGCGTCGGCGCTTAGCTTTAATTGCTCTCTTTAAATTTCCCGTGTCGCTAGGTACTCTTTTCTTGGCTTCTTTTGCTGTCTCGGATGCCATGCTGTGCACCATTGCCCGAGATAAATTGGCCGCGTGCTTTGGTGCAAGCTCATTAAGAACTTTTTTAATTTCTTCAAGACCAAATACCGCAACCTCAGAAGCCATTATTGCGGAACCCCGCGTTCGCCGTCAATCTCCATGTATAGGTCTCGGCGCTTTGGCTTTTTGGCTGTGACAATATTGAAAGGCTCGCCATCCCACATAATTCGATAGCTTTCTAATATGTCTGAACGATTACGGATAACGAACAAGTAGCCAGCTTCAGCATTAACTCTGTCGTATTGCGTAACCTCTCGGCCACCCTTGGCGCGCACATGAGCCCATACCGTAGGAATTGACGTAAGATCAACCCAAGTATCAGTAGAGCCACCCATGCCATCAGAAACGCCTTGGCGCTCTTGAAAAGTAATTCTTTGATCAAGTTCACCAGCCCGATATGTCATATGCTTAAACTCTCGCGATAAGGGTATAGCATAGCTTTAACCGCTGGGTTTTCTGCAAGAGATACGCCCACAGCAGTCTCGGTTCTAAGCTCATAAAGATCAGTTAATATAATCTTAATCGCCTGCTGAACTCCGACAATTTGAACGGGTGCCGCTGTTGCTGCGTATACGGAGAATCCTTGATTAGATATTGAGGCGCTGACGACGGTAAGGAATGTTAATTTCTTTGTATCGGCGTCATACCTATAATCAGACGTAGGCAGTATTTGCTCTACTCCGTCTGCGTCTTTATATTTTACGCTCGCAATGTCAAGTCGCTGGTATGGAAGTATTACTGAGCCGATAATGAACCCATCAATAAGAATCTTAATATCTTGCACTGTGAAAAATTGATTGCAGTAACTTTCACAACGGTCACGAGCAACACTAATCAGAGATGTAATATAGCCATCATCTTCTGTAAAAGACGGCTCAATTCTAAGCTGTTCTTTTGCTTCGTCTAAAGTTACCGGCTCAGCAGTTGGAGCTACTAAAACAATCGTTTTCATTATTTAGTGTTCTTCTTTTGCTTATGAGGCTTTGATTCAATTTCTTGTTTTGGTTCTGGCTTTGATTCTACCTCCTCAATCATTCCAGCATCAAGCCAAGTTTTATTAAAAGGGACTTCCTGCCCTTTCTCAACTTCGCCGACCATATAGGCTTTAAATTTCTGTGTTGCGATATACATTTTAAACTCCTAAAAAGCAGGGCGCTATGCAAGCCGCCCTATTCATCACTATGCTGGAGAAGTGATACCAGTAATGTCACCAGTCAAGATTGCCGCTGGAGTAAATACCAATTCAGCACCGCGAGCCTCTGCACGAATTGTGACAAGGTTCTTGGTTACGTTGTCGCCATCCTGCTCAAACATTTCAACAACAGTGCTTTCACGATCAGCAAACATATCAGCATCTACTGACTTGCAGATCATGGTTCCTACTGGTACGTTGTTTGAAAGAACGACTGGCAAACCCCAAAGTAATGGCGTTAGGCCGTTGTTAACGTAAGAAACCGCGCCAGATGCAGCAACGAAAGCATTATCGCCAGAAGCTCGGCGAGTAGTTTCTGCGGTACCCCAGTCAGCAGGGTTCATGTAGAAGAATGAAGGCTCGTAATCGGCTGCGATAACAGCGTACTTCATTTTACTAGCAAGGCCGTAAACATCAATAGTCAGTAAAGGGCTAACCACCGTGCTGTTTGCTGCTGCTAACCAGCCGTCAGCTGCATCACTGATAACATACTGCTCAACTTTGTTATTTACGCCGTGACGTAATCGGCGGTCAATGTATGAAGCCAAGAAAGAAGAATCAGCAAGCGCCTGCTTAGAAACCTTGATGAAGTGAGGGATCGTAACAACCGCTTTGTTTGCTTCTTCAAAAGTAAGCACTGATTCAGTCTTAGTAGCACCTTCAGCAGTTTTAGCAGCGTTATTAGTCCACAACAGCTCGCGAGAGTAGTAGATGATGTTTGAACTAGTTGAACCCATTGAAACAGTAGGCATCACTGTTAATTGACGAACTGCGCCAGGTACAACGCCAGGTAGTTGATCATGGGCAGATGTTGCATTACCACTATTCAGGATAGTGTTTTTGATTTCTGTCTTAGCTCGGCTAGACTGGCCACCAATGAAAGACTTAACCGCATCGGAATCCATAACCAAGGCACCGAAAGATTTCTTTTCGATAATTTCAGCAGGTACAGAGTGCTTTTGAGCAAGCTCTAGAATCTGATCGTTAAGTGATTTAATTGAACCATCAAGATTATCAAGTGCAGTTTTATATTCTGCGCCTTTCTGTTCTGACTTTTCGCTAATTGCTTGCATTTGCTCTTCGATGTTTTTGTGCATATCACCGAGAGCAGCTTTGAATTCTACATCAGACATTAGAATGTCTCCTTATTAAAGTTTTTAATTATTTCTGCATAACTTGTTGATTGTTCTACTTCTTTTGCTTCTTCACGCTCTCCGTGAATTCTTTTCACTGTGACCACAATCTCTGTAGCTTCTTTTTGTGAAAAACCTTTTTGACGTAGGATTTGCTCAACGTCTTTTAATTTTGTCGCGCTTTTTACTGAACTGATGTGCGCGTTATTGTCTGCAGGGCTTTCAACTATTGAAATCTCGTATAAATCAATTTCTTTTAATAGCCGAACAACACCCTGCTGCTCTGAATCCTTCACGGAATAGCCGATTGACATACCGCTAATAGCGCCGTGTCGCAACAACGCAGCTGTATCTTCAGCAGTTGAATGACCCTTAGTTAGCTCACCAGATACGAATAGGCCTTTTTCATCTTCGTATATCTCTGTGAACTTGCCAATAACGGGGCCAAAGTGATTCCAGCGCAACTGAACTGGGCGGTCGCGATCTGCAATGGTGTTTTTATAAGCACCAGCTTTGATTGTGTCGCCGTAGGAATCTAAGCCATCAAATACTGAGGCGTAACCGCTAAACTTCAGTGAGCCCTCAGCACCCATTTTAACTTCACACTGAGCTAAGTTTAATTCTTTATGCTCCATTACTTGCGTCCGCCTGTATTTGTCTTTGCGCTGTTCCTGCTGGAACTAGTGAGCCATTGAGATAGATTGTATCACCACCTTCCTTTTCGGCCAAACCTTCACTAGCGCGGACCTCGTTAGGTGTTTTCTGGCCTGAGTTTATTTGCTTGCTTGCGGTTTCTGCTCTAGTTGCGGAGTCAGCACGTAGCAAACTGTCAAAGTTGAATTCAATATCAATAGTTTCCCAGTCTGATCGTGGCATAAGATGGCGCTTAATACTCGCCTCTATGCGCTCTAAGTATGGCTTAAGATTAAGCTTAAGGAATCCAGTGTTGATTTCTGCAATACCACTACCCCATGTAGAAGTATTTTGATCGTTAATTAATACTGAAGGCACACCCATGAAACGTGCAATATCTTCAATAGAGAATCTACGGCTTTCTAATAATTGCTGATCGGTCGGGCTTAATCCTGTCTGCTGATAATTAAACCCAGCCTCCAGAACAAATAGCCTATCTTGATTGCCTTCGTTTAATCCTGCAAACGATTCTTGAATCTGTGCCTTTTGCTCAGGCTTTAATGCTTGATCGACAGTTAGTATGCCGTTTGTTTTGCCGCCGTTAGCTGATAGAGTTGCTTGTCTATCAGATAGGTTCTTGCTTAAGCCGAGGGTATTCCCAGCGTAGCCGAGAGGGGATAGTCCAACGATACCGTTACCAAAAATCTTAACGTGCCAAATAGAATCTTCTGAATAGACTTTTATATTACTGTTGGCGTCTGTGTATTGATAAACAACAGAGCCGTCTGCCAGCAATACGGCTTCAGTTTGAGATGATGGTAAAACAATAACCGATACAATGCGACTTCCAAGCCTCTCAATAGTCATATAGGCATTACCCCAAGTGACTAAGTTCAACATCATTGATTCAAAAAATTCAATACGTGTCTGGTATCTGTTTGGCTGATAGTTAAGGAGTCGCCACAAGTCATAGTCTGCACGCGGCTGCTTAACAGTTGTTGCAGCATCACTCTCGAAACAAACCAAAGGCATTGCTGCCACAGTTTCAGTTAGTAATCTAACAGAGGCCCAGAAAGCGCTTTGAGTCATTGCTGCATCAAAGTCTTTTACAATTGTAGGTGTGGACGGCATGGGATTCTGTATGCCAGTTTTTACACTGTCGCCACCCTTACCCCATCTGAAATTATACCAAGCCATTTATAAAATCACCGTTTGTGGTCGTCATTATTACCAGGGTTTAAATCAAGTGTCAGGAAATTATCAAAATCAATTGATGACTCTTGCTCGTGCTGGCATCTGCCTAATGCCATTAACAAAGCAATGACACCATCAATTTTATTTTCTGCCCGCTCTTTGCGAGGATAAACATTTTCTTTTGCGTCTTCTTTTGCAACAACATTAGAAATCATCCATTCCATAACAGGATCGCCGCTGTGCTTTATCTTCTTGGCTCGAATCAAAGCATCTAACGACTTCATAGGTTCCGAAAAGTTTAACACAGTAGGTCGCATTTCTACAACTGGTACACCTTCGGCCATTAATTCAGTAATTAGCATGGTTGCCTGGAACGGATCATAAGCCAATTCTCTCACTTCAAACTGCGAGCACAATTCTAAGATATCTTCTTTGATAATATTAAAGTCGATGATCTCTCCGTCAGTGATTGTCATCCAGCCTTCACGCATCCATGCTGTATACATTTCGTTGCCTGACTCAACTGCTGACTCTGGCAGGTAGTATTTACCAAAGCGTACATAGTCATCGCCAACAGGAATCAGAATCTCAATGGCTGCAATATCAACACGGCTTGCCAAATCCATGCCAATATAAATTGGCTGGCCGAAGTAATCGGATAACTTGACCTGACTTAAGCACTGTCGCCACTTATCCACGTTGTAGAAAGCATCTCTAGAGCCTACCCACACGTTTAAATGCTTAGTTAAGAAGGTTGATTGCTTTCGTGCGTTGTTCTTTGCGTCCTGTAATCGTGACTGAAGGAAGTCATCAGAGACAGAAACGCCGTAATTTGGATTGGCTTTCTTCAGCGTGCTGAGTTCTGACCAGTCATCGCCAGTGTCAATGCCGTAAATTAGGGAGAATAACGAGTCGTTTTCACCCACACCCTCTAGTAATTTCTGCGCCTCAAGTTGTAATTGATAGCAGGGGCCGCTTAAATTGTCCCCAGCAGTGGTGATATACAGCATCATTGGCTGCTCACGTGCACCCATACCGGTAATCATTGTGTCAATCAGACGTGAATCTTTGTGCTCATGGACCTCATCGACGATGGCGCACGAAGGGCTTGAGCCATCAGGAGGGTTTCCAATGATAGGCTCCATCTTAGAGCCGTTCTGAGTAATGCAAATATTTGAAGCGTTTACCTCGATGCCAAAGTGACTGGTCATGGCAGGATTCATTCGCGCCATCAACTGAGCTGGTGTAAATACTTCCTTCGCTTGTTTCTCAGAGGTTGCGCCGGTATAAACCTCTGCACCATATTCATTATCGGCCGCCAACATGTAAAGGCCGATAGCGGCAGCCAAAGCCGACTTGCCGTTCTTGCGTGGCACCAATAAAAGTACTTCTCGATACCTTCTTAGGTCGTTACTAACTTTCACCCAGCCAAAAACATTGCAGACAAAGAAGATTTGCCATGGCTCTAGCAGCAGATGCTCTTTCTTTTGCGCCCATTTACCCTTCGTATGATACTGGGCCTCGATGAATATGCAGGCTTTATGTGCCTTCTTATCATCGTAATAGAACTTACGGCCGTCTTTTTCCTGCTCTTTCTTACCATCAAGATGGCGCTGCGCTGCTAGCTTGATCCATTTTGATGCTAATACTTGCCCACTGATAACATCATAGGCGTAATTGTCTGTTGTCAGTGAGTAGTCTTGCACTAGTGGTTAACTCCGATGGAATACCTAACAGCAACGCACAGCACTAACAGAGTAAGGAGGAGCGAGGTAGAACCAATCGAATCAAGCAACGACCCACCCTCCCTGATATACCTAATGCTTGGTGGCGGTGGTGGTGGCGGTGGATTCATTGAAGTAAAAGACTTTCTAATCTCGTCCATATCGACGCGTCTTGACATTATTACATCTCCGAGAATGGATTGGATTTTTCTTGCTTAGGAACAACAATTTTTGTTCGGTCACTTGGAGTCATTCCGTACCTACCCATTAGAGAATCAAGGCGTGAAAGTTCAACACCACTAAGAGCAGGGCATACAGAATTTTCTTCGTAGTCACCATGACGAAATCGGTGAAATAAAATAGTCATCATCTCCATGGTTGGGCGGTCACTGATTGCCAAGACGCCTGCGTACATTACACCAACCAGGTAATCCCAAATATCACTTTGCAATTCAGTGAAGTGTTCCGGTGCTGGGCCGATGCCTCTGGTCACTGGTGGCTGATCCTGATTGTCTCTGTGTTTGTTCCTGCCAGCAGTGCCGTTTAACTCCCTAAGCGCCTGCGGTTTCTTGTGAGCACCCATAAATTACCTCTTTGTTATTTCGACTTTTCTCGAATTGAAATTCTGTGCATGTAAAAAAGTGACTACCCCACCCGATCGTGACTGCTACCTCCGATCGTGACTGGGAAAC